GAACAACAAAGTGAAAAAATTAAAAAATATTATGAAGAACATCCAGAATCGGGAAAAGAACATGGTGAAAAAATGAAAAAATATTATGAAGAACATCCAGAAGCAAGAGAACAACAAAGTGAAAAAATTAAAAAATATTATGAAGAACATCCAGAATCGGGAAAAGAACATGGTGAAAAAATGAAAAAATATTATGAAGAACATCCAGAAGCTGGAAAAGAACATGGCGAAAAAATGAAAAAATATTATGAAGAAAATCCAGAAGCAAGAGAAAAACAAAGTGAAAAAATTAAAAAATATTATGAAAACAATCCAGAATCAAAAGAACAAATGAGTAAAATAAAGAAAATATATTATGAAAATCCAGAATCAATAAAAAAATGTAGTGAAGCACAAAAAAAACGCTTTGAAAATCCAGAAGCAAGAGAACAAATGAGTAAAATAAAGAAAATATATTATGAAAATCCAGAATCAATAAAAAAATGTAGTGAAGCACAAAAAAAACGCTTTGAAAATCCAGAAGCAAGACGAAAATCATCAAAAGGTCAGCACAACCCATTTGATGTATTTACAAAAGATGGGATATTTATAAAAACATTTAGTTATCAGTTTGAGGCTAAAGAATATTTACAAAAAGAATATAATATAACCTCTACTTTCAATATAAGTAGAGTTTTATCTGGAAGTAACAAAAGTTCTGCTGGATTTGTATTTAAATATAAGTAAACTCTTATTTCATAACTTGTGAAAATGAGAAAATGTGTAATATAAATATCAATATTTTAATTTTAGCATTGTTATTTTTGTTTTTTATAAAAGTATTCTAATAAATTAAATATAGCAAAAATTAATATGTATTTTAATTATAATGAGTTCAAAAGAGTATATCAAATCAATTATTCCTGACAACGATTTACCAACATTGTCGCCTATGTCAGAAAATCAAAATATAGATATATCTAGCAATAGTTCTTCATTTATGGGATATTTTTATAATATTTCTTGGCAAACTTGGATTGTTATCATTTTGATTTTAGCGTTATTGGGTATAAATATTTTTGCATATTTGGCACGGGGAACTCAAGAAGCTTCTTTATTATTTAATCAAATATTTGGTCCAATTTTAAAATTTTTTGGGTATAGTGCGCTAGAAACAACAAAGCAAACAATTGATTTATCGGCTAGAGGCACTAAATCCGCAACTGATATTGTATCTAATACAGCAATTAATACGATTGATACAATTCAACAAACTCCATTAGCAACTTCAGGAACTTCCACAGGTGTATCTATCCCTAGAGGACAAACGGCATCATCTTCTCTCCCTCAAAATCAAAATCAAAATGTAAATGTAACTCAAAATCAAAATTTAAATCAAGAACAAGATTCATTGTCAAAAGCATTAGAAAACGCAAAACAATCAGGAAATGTTTCCCCAGATGAGTCGAGGAGTTCAATACAAACAACCGGTAAATCGGGATGGTGCTACATTGGAGAAGAAAAAGGATTTAGAGTATGCTCGGAAATAGGCATAAATGATGGTTGCATGAGTGGGAACGTGTTTCCAAATTTGGAAATTTGTATGAATCCGAATTTAAGAGCATAAATAGAATTAGAATTTATAATTATACGGAAATTTATTCCCGCTATTTGTCATAATATATCTTTGTCTTGGAAACCAAGTTTGAGTGCCATCATTCCAACATAAATCTTGAATTTGTCCAGGAACATCTGAATCAGTAGTAGGATTACATAATTTTTGAGAAATAGTTGATTTTGTTTCTCCAGTACATACATTTTCTTGAACAGAACAAATAAGTACTCCTCCATCTTGTATAACAATAGGTTCTACTGGCGTAACAGGAATAATATTAGGAAATACATTGCTTCCAGAATTAGGGTCAACTGGTGGAGGAATATCAGGAGCTGTATAACTTTCATTGGCAATATTACTCGGCAAATTTTCATTATTAGTAATAATAGATTTTTGGCAAGTAAGTGTTTCTAAAGTAGGTCCAATAACAGTGCCAGTACTATAGTTTATAGTAATATTTACAACATTTCCAGTACGTTTAAGATTTGATATATTAGGATTAGTATATCCACGTGTGGATTGAGTTGCCCAAGTAGTATTACGATTAATCCATTGACCTTTAGCAATTTTAGAATACTTTTGAGCTTTTGTTAGATTGCTACTATTTGCCTTATATTGTAAAACGTTTCCTTTGTTTAACATAGCAATTGTATCTGCTTCTGATAAAGATAGTTGAACACAACTATTTTGAACTCTAGACCAAACTCTAGTGGGTTGAGGTAAATAATTATTGAAGCATGACATTTAATATATAATAATTATTTAAAAAAATTAAATAATTATTTATTTACTTGGATTAGTTCCATCTCCCATTCCATAAAAGAACCATCTTAACGACAAATAATCTGGTTTCTTAATATTGATAGAATTAGACCCTTTCATATATGTATTCGGACCTTTATTTGTTAATTTCGCAATTTCGGCAGTTCCCAAGGCATAATTATAATACCATAAGTTAGAAATATATCCAGAAAATCCTCCATTAGGAGCAATATAAACATCCCCATAATTTTGTTTAGGAACTCCGTGTAAATAATGACTTTTAATAATTGTTCCGTTAATATAGATATCAAGTGTATTATTTTGACATCTAATGATAACATTAACCCACTTATTAATAGGTATATTATCAATAGTAATTTCTTCATTAATAACATTAAAAGTATTCATCATAACAACTAAAGAATTAGAATTAGGAGAAATGTATAATCCAGGTGCGTTATTAGGAAAATTTAATCCCTGAGAATCTTGAGAATTTGAATTTTTAGCGTAATCATTCCCTTTATAAAATACACAACGATAACGTCCAGAATTATATGTTAAGTCATCAATATAAATCCAAACAGACCATGTAAATTCAATGCCTTCATTAGCATTGGATGATCTAGTAATAGTAATGGAATCTTTCAATGAAGGATCCTGCGGAATAACAATAAGTTGTTTAGCATCAACCATTCCATCAATAAGTTTGGGACTTCCAGTTGGACCTAAAAAATATCCTAAAAACGTAATACCAAGTCGTAATAAAATAATAAAAATAAACAAAATTAATAACAAGAATGCAACTTGAGCAACAAGGCTATTTGATTTAAAAAATTCTTGAGTTGAACTAATATATTCATTTGTTGAAAATTGATTAAATGTTGTCCCTTGAGTATTAGAAGAAGAATTCATCTTTATATATATTATATATTTAAAAAAACCAATTTATTTTATTATTTAATGATGTAAATAATAAATTACAAGTTTTTAAAATGTAAAAGTAGATTCTTCGGTATCTCCTGTCATAAGTGAAAGTTTCAAAGTATATTTACCAAAAACAGAACCTAACAATCCTCCGCCATATCCTGCTTTATAAATATTCCATGCTTTTTGTGGATCAGAAGAATCTGACCAGTATTGAAATCTAGAAGTCCATCCAGAAAATCCGCCCATCGGAGTAACATAAATAGGGGCATTTGAATCAATTTTAGCAACACCTGGTAAAACACAAGTTCTAACTAATTTTCCATCTAAATAAATATCTAATGTTCGCCCATAAACGCTAATTAATAAATTACACCATCTTTGAATAGGAACATTTGCAATTGAACAATTATGAACAATATAATTAGTTCCATCGGTTGGTTGTTCATCTAATCCAGGATATACTGCTAAAGAAACTATAATATTGTTTTCAATAGGTCCTAACATAATTGATGGACAAGGTTCTTTGGTTCCATTTCCAGTGGTCATACGTCCAAATATAACTTTAGGTTCACCATACCGATAATTCCAGTCGTCAATAAAAAACCAAATAGAATATGTAAAATTGCTTGTATTTCTAGAAGATTCCGATGCTAAATCCTCCGGTTGAATTGTTTGCGAAGTTTTACCAGATGTTAGTCCAGTTAATGTATTCACATCTTTCATAATATACCTAATAACGATTATTAATAAAAGAACTATAATTACAAATAGTATGATATTTTTAACTTCCATTATATTATATATTTAGAATTTTTTTTAAATATTATTTTTGTATATGAAGTTTGAAGTTATAGAAGAGATTGTATTTTATTTATTTTCTGGTATAACAGGCGGATTATTATTTTTAAGCGAGACATATAATGTATTTATCTTTAAAATATCTAAAGGGGTTTTAAAATACATTAAATTTGCTACATTTCCACTGACACCATTATTAGACCCAATTGTTAACATGTTAAATTTTATATATGGAACTACTTCAATTGCCGACTTAACAAGCATTCCATTATAAAAAATATCTAAAGTTCCTCCACTATAATTTAATACTATATGATTCCATTTTTGTAATTTAACATCAGGATGTGTATAAATTATTCTATTACCATTAGCATCAATTTCCTTTCCAAATGGCATAGTTTTAACTAGTTCTATATCATTTATTGTCTTATTATGTATTGCATTATTATGTATTGCAGTATTATTTATTGCAATATTATTTAATGCAGTATTATTTAATGTTTTTTCTATTAAAGAAGTATCCGGTTGATTTACCATTATATATAATGTATTATTTGCTGAACTATAATTTATAGATGGATTTTCACCATATGATAATATTTGCGCCATTTTAGTAGTAGAAAACGCATCTAAATAAAACCAAAAAGATATAGCATATTGATAATTTAATTTATCATTCCCTGATAATAATTGATAAGATGAAACATTTGTTAGCACATCAGTTGAAACAGGTTGATTTATTAATTGTTTACCTCCTTGTTTTAAATATACCTTTTGAATATAAGGTTTGATTAAAAAAACCAATAAAAAATAACCTACCAATAAAACCAAACTTAATATTAACATTTTAATTTCAAATGGATTTGGTGGAGTCTCACTTTTGTTAAATAATGGTGAAATAATAGTAGTAAATATACAAGGAATATAAAGTAATGTATTAAGAATCAAACGATAATATGGATTTTTATCTAAAAATCCTCCTGCATTTGCTAATTTATAAATGATCCCTAACATAGCAGAAAATAAAATAAAATTAAATATGAAATGACCCCAAGAGTTGGATTTACTCGCATCTTGATCAAATACTCCCATTAATAGTAAAGCCCCCAATATTAACCCAAATGAAACTCCAAGAGAGCCTAAAATATAAAATCCTTTAATTAAAAAAACTAATGGAGAAGAGTCTTTTTCTAATAAGTTTGCTTTTGATGGGTTAGCCAAATAATATTGATATATAGTAATCATAATAACCATAATTATTCCGACAAATAAACTAAAAAATACTACAGGTCCTCCATAATTTGTCATTAATCCCCAAGGATTATAAAAATATAAAAATGTAACAAACAATACAAAAAGAGCAAACATAATAGTATATTTTGTTCTTAACAAAAACATTTCTTGTAATGCTTTTGGAAATGTGTTTAATGTATTATTATCTTTATTTCGACTATTTGTGTAAATTAAAGTGGATATTATAATAAATAATATAATAATTAAAAAATTAATAATAGTGGCTGTATTATTTTCTGGCGGATTATTTGAAAATATTCCGCCTACATATAATACCATAAAAAATGTTAGTATTCCAAGTAATCCTATTATCAAAGAAACGACAGGAATAACCGAAGGTTTTAAAGAAAAGTAAGAAAACCAAGAAGATTGTGGATTATTTTTAAAAGCAAATATTTCTTTTATAAGAAAAAATATTAATATTATCATTGGACCTGTAATAAAAATTTCATATCCAAATATTTTATTAAACCCTTTTCTATTTGTTGCCAGTAATAATATCATTAAAATTACAAATAATATTAAAATAAGAATTAATAAATTATACGAAACTAATACTTGTTCTAAAGATATTGGTGGTTTTGATGTATCCATATTATATACTTTTAAGAAAAGATTAGTAAAGCAAATAAATTACATATTTTCCATTGCTGTTTTTTCTCCATGACATTCCCGACAAAGGGCAACTAAATTTCCAACATCATTTCCTCCGCCATGTTCTAATCTTATTTTATGATCTACTTCAAATGTGTGTGATAATTTTTTAGTACATTGTCCACATTTCCAATCTTGCATTGAAGCAACATATTTTTTTTTAGTTTCACTTACAGAACGTTTAACTGGTTTTTGATAATTGTTGTTAACTATCCCTGAATTATAATTATAATTAGGTTCTGGATTTAATCCTTCCATAAATCCTTTACTTTTTGTTGATAAATCAAATATTGGTGAAATTATATCCATAGATGATTTATCAATCGGCATATATTTAATCATATTGTTAGTATATAAAAGCATATTTTTAGATTGCAACGGATTTCGTTTAATCATTATATAAAAACAAAGTGCTAGAAATCCAATGAGTGCCATTTTATAATATTTTTTATAGACTAAAAACATTTTTAGGTATTTCCCATCATAATATGCGTTGTATAATAAAAATGTTGTAATTCCAAATATTAATATTTCTAATTTCATATAGTATATTAATATTTAATATTATCTTCTTTTCTTTTCTTTTCTTTTCTTGTATTTACTTTTATTTGTTATAGACTTTATTTTTCTTAGATTTCCTTCGGTAGAGTTTATTTTTGTGAGATTTTGTTACTTTTTTATTTGTATGTTTTATAAATCCACCTATATTGGTTTGTAATGTAGAAACATATTCTAATTTTTTCGATGAATTATTAATGTTAAATTTTTCAATAATTGTATTTAAATTTGTTAGTTCGTTAACTAAAGAAGATACATCAATAGGTTCTAATGGATTCTCATATAAAAAGTGAATAATAATATACTTTATTTTTGTAATAAATTCCATTTGATATTCATTTAAATCATCAAATGTATTATATAAATATTCGTAAAATACAATATAAATCATTATAAATCCCCAAATATCAATATTTTTAAGAAATACATTTTTAAAATAAGACATAATATCTAATGATCCATTGTTAGTATATTTTTGTAAAATTTTCGATAAATATTCTATAATATAGTAATAAGTAAAATCATATTCAATAAAATGTTCTTTTACTTTTGTTTTTTTAATAGCAGTTAGGTCTTTTATAGTTAATTTTTCTATAATATTATTTATAGTAGATAAATGCCCTGAACCTCTAATATTATTCCAAATAAATATATAATTTATTACAAATTCTCTGATTTGAAAATAATCCGGATTTAAATTGAGTTCTAAAAAATTATTATAAAGTTGCATAAATTCTTTATTAAAAAAAACTGATGAAAATGGAACATTGAATTGAAAAGGTCTTCTATAAAGTTTAAGTGGTATTTTTTCAGAATTAGTAGTAGAAATAGATAACCCCCAATCAATTAAACGTGTAATTAATTCTGTTTGATTAATTTGAACTAACACATTTGCTTCTTTTATATCACAATGATAGACATTTAACTTATTCATTGGAACAATTCCATTAAGTAATAAATCTATTAAATTATTATTAAGTTTAATAATATTAGAACTAACAAAATAAGAGTGAATAAATCGTTTAACATTAATTCCACCATTAGGCATATTAATTGTCATAACTTTGTCCAATGATTTATTAATATTGTTATATGTAATTCCTTTTTTTTTAAGAGGTTTGCATTTTTTGTTATAACCATTTAAATTTTCTTTTGTTAGTTTATCTGGTTTACATAATACCAAATCATTTAATAAAAAATATTTTTCATAATTTGGTATTACATTTAAAATATTCTTATATTTATTAATTTGATTGTATTCATCTTCAGCGTGTTTAGTTGTCATTAATTTGCTAATTTTATTATCATCTTTTAAATCTTGGTTTTCACATTTAAGAGATGGATAAAAAACACATCCAAACCCTCCAGAAGCAATAACTTTACCACCTTTTTGAGTTATTATCATTTAATTATATAATTATTAAAGAAATTTTATATTATTTATTATATAAATAAACAATTAAAGCAGTAGCTCCCATAACAACTAAAGTATATATAATTTTTTCTTTTAAACGACAATATTCCCTCATTTTGATATCTTTTGGTTTATATTCTTCATAATATCTAAAATAAAATTCGTTGATTGATATTTTAGGTTTTTCTAATTTTTCATTAATTTTATTATGAATAAAATGCATCCATTTAATTAAAGATTCTCTAGAGTCTAAGTATGCTGTAACAGGATATTCATCAAGTAATTTTAGAAAATCCTTTCCATTTGATTCAACCGGAATAAATAATGGTAGATTTTGAATTAACTCATAATATTTCTTTTTAGTAATAGCGTTAGGATAATGAGGATATGAAATGGCTAGTGTATGTAAAAAGAACCAAAAATGTGGTCCCCAAACATTGGGATCTAATTGTAAATGATGTTTAGCTAAAGAAGGCATTTAAATTAAAACAACATAAAAACAACCTTCTTTGAACATATAATTAAATGAATAAAAATAATATTTGTAATAATTGTTGTAAACAAGGGCATCAATTTCATCAATGTAAATTACCAATTACAAGTTATGGTATTATTGCATTTAGGTCATGTCCTAAATATGGTATGCAATATTTAATGATAAGACGTAAAGATAGTTTTGGTTATATTGATTTTATGAGAGGCAAATATATGCAAAACAATTTAGAACATTTACAAATAATGTTTGATGAAATGTCTATAAATGAAAGAGAAAATTTTCAAAAATATGATTTTGAAACATTATGGAAAATGATGTGGGGAATTAAAGATTCTAACCAGTTAAATAATCAATATAAAGGAGAAGAAATGTCTTCACAGAAAAAATGTGAAGCATTAAAAAATGGCATTCCAATAGGTAAAAATGGAGAAATAATAACATTAGATATTCTTATTAATAATGCAACAACAAAATGGTCAGAAACTGAATGGGAGTTTCCAAAAGGAAGGCGTAATTTTAAAGAAAAAGATTTAGATTGTGCTTTAAGAGAGTTTGAAGAAGAAACTGGATTACCTAAAAAAAATATCAAAATAATAGAAAATTTAATTCCATTTGAGGAAATGTTTTTAGGTTCAAATCATAAATCATATAAACATAAATATTTTGTAGGGTATATAGAAAATATAGAAGATAATTTAAATAATTATCAACCATCAGAAGTGTCAAAAATAGAATGGAAAACATTAGATGAATGTCTAAATTCAATAAGACCATATAATTTAGAAAAAAAGCAACTAATTATAAATATAAATAAAGTTTTACAAGAATATAGATTATATTAATATATATAAGGATAGATAGATGTTAAAACTTAAGAAAAAAGATGTAGTAGACAAAGAAAAAGAAAATGTAGATTCTCCAGAAGAAGTAATTAAAATGTATACTAAAAAAAATGATGCAGATAATAAAGATAAACTAGAAGTAGAACTAAAAAATAGAAAAGAATTAGAAAAGTCTGAAAATGAATATGAATATTTATATCCAAATTTAGATGATCCAAATTTTAACGCTAAAATAGCAAATAAAAAAGAATTTAGCGATACTAAATATGATGGTGCGATATATGATGTAGAGAAATATGCTGAAATTTTGAGTGTTGCCGATTATGAATTGTTACCACAACAAGCATTTGTAAGAAATTTTTTATCTTTTCAAACTCCTTATAATAGTTTAATGTTATTTCATGGGTTAGGTTCAGGTAAAACATGTTCGGCAATAGGAGTTTGCGAAGAAATGCGGGATTATTTGAAACAAATGGGTATAAATAAACGTATTATTATAGTAGCAAGTCCAAATGTTCAAGATAACTTTAAATTACAATTATTTGACGAAAGAAAATTAAAAGAAGTTGATGGAATTTGGACAATGAAAGGGTGTTTGGGAAATAAATTGCTTAAAGAAATTAATCCAACAGGAATGAAAGGATTAAAACGTGAAAAAGTAATTCAACAAGTTAAAAATGTAATAAACGCATCATACTCATTTCAAGGTTATCTTCAATTTTCAAACGAAATTGTACGAAAATCTGGAAAAACTAATATTATAGAAACTAAAATAAAAAATTTGGAAATGGAATATTCTAATAGTTTAGTGGTAATTGATGAGGTACATAATATAAGAATTTCAGAAGATAATGAAAATAAAAATGTTGCTAAAAATTTAATGTTTTTAGTTAGCGTTGTTTCTAATGTTCGTTTATTACTTTTATCTGCTACCCCAATGTTTAATAGTTATAAAGAAATTGTATGGCTTTTAAATTTAATGAATATGAATGATCGTAGAGGAATAATTTCAGTTTCTGATATATTTGATAATAATGGTAATTGGAAAATAGATAAAGATGGAACAGAAATTGGAAAAGAAATGTTAATTAGAAAGGCAACAGGATATGTTTCATATGTGCGTGGTGAAAATCCATATACTTTTCCTTTTAGAGTTTATCCTGATAAATTTGCTATTAAAAATACATTTAAAATGATTGAAGAATATCCAAAATACCAAATAAATGGAAGAAAAATTTCTAATGATAAAAAAATTACAAAACTTAGTTTATTTTTAAATTTAGTAGGCGAATATCAAGAAATGGGCTATAAATATATTATTAATCGTTTAAGAAGCAGAGGAGAAAGTTATCAAATGACTAAAAAAGGAACACAAAGAAATGTAGCTGCATTTTCTACATTAAAATCATTTGGGTATACTGATTTACAAATTCCTATTGAATCTTTAAATATAGTTTATCCATATGATGGGTTAGATGAATTAGTTAAACGCATTCAACCGATTGAATATAACGAAACTGAAGAGACAGACATAGATGATATTTCACCTACTACTAGTCTAGAAAAAGATATAGTTGAAGAAATAGATGATGTTATAAGTAATGGACCTCAATCTGTATCATCTGCCAGAGTTTCAAAAAATTCAGAATTAGAATCAGAACCCGCAGTAACTGAAGGAATTGAAGCAGATAATGTTTCAATTGTTAATGCAGTTGAGCGTGATGCAAGAGATGTAAAAAAAATAGAAAAATCTAAATCTGCTAATAAAAAAAAATCATCCAATTTAATTTTTGATATTTTAGACGAAGAAGATATAATAACAGAAGATGCAAATAATTCTTCTAAAGAAGATAAAATAAGTACATCATCGTCAAAATCATCATCGTCAAAATCATCATCGTCAAAATCATTATCATCATTATCCAAATCATCATCATCAGAACCAAGTGTAAACAAATTTTCTCCACAAGAAATATCATTTAAAGGTTCATTATCAAAAAAAATACCTTTAAAGAGTTCCGACATTTCTGGTTTACATATTAATGAAACTGATACAAAATCTCAATTTCCATCAGAAAAAAATTCAATAAAAGAAACAACCTCATCTAGAGGAGGATCAAGTAACTCGTCAAGTAACTCGTCAAGTAACTCGTCAAGTAACTCGTCAAGTAACTCGTCATCCAAAGAACAATTATATATAGATCCAAAAGATTTAACAGGAAGTCAAGGGTTAAAAAGAATTATGGACTATGTTGATTCAAAAACTCCTTCAATTAAAGGTCAATTTGAATATAAACGAAATGTTCCACATGTATTTGAAGAAAAAGAAATAGGAAAATATAGTTCAAAAATAAAAAATATTTGTAATTATATTTACAATAAAGATACTGGAAAAGTATCAGAAGGAATAATATTAGTTTATTCATCTTATATTGATGCCGGTATTATACCAATGGCATTAGCACTTGAAGAAATGGGGTTTACTCGTTATGGTGAAAAAGCAAAACCATTATTCAAAACACCTCCGGTTCCTGTTGTAGATGTAAGAACAATGAAGTCTTCAGTTTCAAGAAAAGATTTCAAACCGGCGCGTTATATAATGATAACAGGTGATCCTCGTATATCTCCAAATAATGATGCAGATGTAAAAGCAATTACAAATAATGATAATATTTTTAGGGAAGATAAAGATGGAATCCTTGAAGATATATCGGGTGAAATTATAAAAGTAGTATTAATATCACAAGCAGGTTCAGAAGGATTAGATTTTAAAGCAATTCGTCAAGTTCATATATTAGAGCCGTGGTATAATGTAAATAGATTAGAACAAATTATAGGTAGAGCGGTTCGTAACTTTTCTCATAAAGATTTGCCATTTTCAAAAAGAAATGTTCAAATATTTTTATATGGAACAATTTTAACAAATGCTGAAGAAGAAGCAGCAGATTTATATATTTATCGTACATCTGAATTGAAAGCAGTAAAAATAGGAAAAGTAACAAGATTATTAAAACAAACTGCCGTAGATTGTATAATTAATCATGATCAAACCGAATTAATTTCAAACAATTTTAATAAAATAGAAGAAAATAGAAATATAACTCAAGTATTATCAGATAATAAAGTATTAAATAATTTTGTAATAGGAGATACAGATAATACCGCAACGTGTGATTTTATGGAATGTGAATTTAAATGCTTGCCGGATATAAATGTTGAAACCTTACAAGAAAATGCGGATACATATAACGAGTCATTTATGCTTATAAATTCTGATAAAATTATACAAAAAATAAAAATATTAATGAAAATGCAGTATTTTTATAAAAAAAATGATTTATTAAAATTAATAAATATTCCAAAAAAATATCCAACAACCCAAATTTATGCGGCATTAACTCAACTTATAAATGATGGCAGTGAATATATAGTAGATAAATATGGTAGAACAGGTTATTTAGTAAATGTAGGAGAATATTATTTATTTCAACCAAGTGAACTTAATTATAAGAATATATCAATTTATGATAGATCCGTTCCAATTAATTATAAACATGATATGATAAAATTTGAAATAAAAACAAATGCGATAAAACCGGTTATTGATAAGCGTGGTATTACAGAAAAAGATGCTGAAGGAGAGGATGTCGAAGGAGAGGATGATGAAAATGCATTTTTAGAAGGTAAAAGTGTATTAGATGCAATGTTTAATAATTATAAATTAGCATCAAATACAATTAAAATACAAAGAGGAAATGATAATTGGTATCATCTTTGTGGAGTAATTATGAGAAGAATATCTAAAGAAGATAATATAATTTTGGCGGATTCAAAGGAAAAAAGAGTAGAAATTTTAGAAAAATTATTAATTGAACATATAGTTGATAGTTTAATGATGAATGATAAGATAAATTTGCTGAACTATATTTATGGTAACAAAAATGTAGAAATAAAACTTTTAGATGAACATTTAAAAAGATTTTATAGTAAAATAAAAATATATTTACAAACAAAATTTGTTGTTGCAAAAGGAATAACTGGAATAGTAATATTTGATGGTCCATCTCGGGTAAATAATTTAAATATTTTTGTATTAGATGATGATAAATGGATACTAGCAAAACCAGAAGATAAAAGAGATTTGGGAGACGCCATATTAAAAAAATATAGATTAAAAGCAAATTTAAATCATTATGTTGGGTTTATTGGTTTTGAAAATAATAATAAATACATGGTTTGTCAAATTAAAGATACAAAAAATGAACGTAGCACAGGGTTTCGCTGTGACCAAGCAGGTAAAAATAAAATAATATCTATATTACGCAATATAGATAGTGATGATAGATTTATATCAAAGATTATAAAGAAAGACAAGGAAGATAATGATGCCGAAGGCACAGAAAATATTGAAGGTGCGAAAGAACTTTATATAAGAGTAGAACTAACATTGAGAATTTTTGAGTACCAAAAATTAAATAATAAAACGTGGTTTGTAGATACAGAGACTGCAATAGTGAATGAATTTCAAAAAAAGGAAAAAGGTAATAAATAAACTGATTTAACATTTAAATACTTTTTAAATAAAATTGAAAATTAATTAAAAGAATAATTATATATTAAATATATAATGGAACCTATAGATACTAAATCTTCTAAACCTAAGTTCAGACAAAAAGAGTTTAAGTCTGTATATAGTCCTTGTCAAATTACTAAACATATAGTATTGCCTATGACCGCAATTGGTAAAAATTTGTTACAAACATTAGAAAATACAATTACTAAAATGGTTGGTGGAAAATGTATTGTTGAAGGTTATGTTAAACCGGGATCCATTAGAGTAATAACATTTTCAAGTGGACTTGTAAAAGGAGAAAATATATTATTTAATGTTGTATTTAATTGCGAAGTTTGCTATCCTGTTTCTGGAATGAATTTAAATTGTATTGCTAAAAATATTACTAAGGCAGGTATAAGAGCGGAAAGTGCGGATGAACAACCAAGTCCATTTGTATTATTTATTGCAAGAGATCATTATTATTCAAATGAACATTTCAATTCAATCGAAGAAAACGAAAAATTTGTAGCGCGTGTTATTGCTCAAAGATTTGAATTAAATGATAAATATGTCTCTATTATTTCTGAACTTGTTCCTCCTTCTAAAGAAGGAAAAAAAGAATATAAACCAAGATTAGTTCTTTAAAAAAGAGGCATAAAAATTGTTAATGTTAAGTAGATGTACATATTTTTTTACAATATATTTTAAATTATTCCAATTTAAAGCAAAATAATATATTTATATATGTCTAATGAAGAATATGATTGTAACAAATTAAATTATATTAGAGAACAAATTGAACAAATGTCTAAATTTAATCAAATTGAAGTTCTTAAAATACTAGCAAAAAATAAAAATGTTATAATAAATGAAAATAAATATGGAATTCATATTAATTTAAGAGAAATTGATAATGATACATTAAATAATCTTATGGATTATATTAAATATGTAATTACTCAAGAAATCTATTTAAATAATGTTGAAAAAGAAAAAGAAAATATAAAAATAAATTTTTTTTAAAACATAATAAAGGTATTGCTACATAATAAAGTATATAATGTTTAAAAACACACCTACAAATAAAAGTAATATACTTTATGATTTAGAAGATTATATGTTTACGTCTAAAAATATGAATAGATATACTAAACATATGATCCAAAATGTAACTCAACCAAAATCATCAACAAAATATATAGAACAAATAAATAAGGAACAAATAAATAAGGAACAAATAAATAAGGAACAAATAAATAAGGAACAAATAAATAAGGAACAAATAAATAAGGAACAAATAAATAAAGGTCTTGTTAGACTTAAAGAAAAGAAAAAGGAAACCATGTATAAACCTAAACAAAAAGATTCGCTTTTTTGGTGTTTTTATATTTTAAAAAATGGATATTTTAATTATGAAATGGAAATTAACAATCAATATTTTGTTGTCGAGAAAAATGAAAAATTTAAATATATTGAATTATTGAGAAAAAATAAGGATATTTTAAAAATTCATAAAATAAAACCTCTAACCGAATTAGAAGACGATCTTGCAAATAAAGATAAAATTTCTATTAAAACTTTTGTTGCTTTATGTATTTTTGAAAATATAAATATGTTGTTAGTAAATAATCGTAAAATATATGAATTATTGTGTACGGATATTGATGAAAAGCACCCAATTCATATAGTTCATAGAAATAATAAAACTTATGAACATTCAATAGAATTAGATACAACTAATGAAATTATACAAAAATATAGAGATACATATTATAAAATGAATAATTTTGAAACTACTTTAAAAAGTATGGCATCTTATAAATTAGATGAATTAATTGAGTTATGTAAAAAATTCAATATAAATATTGAAGAATATACAGATTCTCAAAAAGATGAGGAAAAAGGTAAAAAAAAAATGACAAAAAAAGATATTTATAACTTATTGGTTTTAAATTATTAAAAAATTGAATATAAATATATGTATTATATTATATATATATATAAAGATGAATTCTACTGAAAAATTAAATAAAGATAAAGATACAAAATCTAATGAAATTTTATTAGAGAAATCATTATTTCAAAATAATTCCGCTAGTAATAAAAAACCTAGAAATGAAAGTAATGAGTCTCCAAAAGTTATGTTAGACAAAATATCTTTAGCATTTTTAAATAGTAATCCAAATCAATATAGTGAAATAGAAATGGAGGCTAAATTTGGCACAAGAGGAATTAAATATTTAACAAAAATGGATTATGATAATGTCATAAAAAAATTAAAATCCTTAAACTGGGAAACAAATTATACGAATGGTGAATATTTATTAAGAATTCAACCAGAATTTTTAGATGCAAGAACAGGGCAATTTAAAACAAATAGTGATTTTAATAGATTTCGTATAGAAATTCAAGGTTTAAATAATATTCAAGAGTATTGTAAATCAAATAGTATTAAAATTGTAAATGATAAAAATTACCAGGGTGTTAAAATAAATAGAAAAACTCCAGTAAAAATAGAAAAAAATAAAGAAGATACAATTTCAACTGCAAATTTTGATGATTTTAATTTTAGAGTAACATTGAGCAATGAAGAAGTAATAAGTAAAACTGGTAAGATTGGAACAGATGTATTTGAAAATTGGAATAAAACAAAAAAAGTGTTTAGATATATGAATCGAGTAACATTTACTCATAATGATTATCCTTTTAAAATAGACTTAAGCATAGTAAAGTCATCTTCAAAAAATGAAAAAGGATGGATGATTCAAACATATAATATTGATGAATCAAGTGTGTTTAAAAATCCGGAAAGTTATGAAATAGAAATAGAAGTTGATAACAAGGGTGCAAAGCAAAAATATGCAAATCCGGCAGATTTATCAAATGGTTTACAAAAAATTGTTACACAAGTATTATCTGGATTACAAAAAACAAATTTTCCAATTTCATATTTAGAACAAAAAGAAGTATTACAAAACTATCATAAATTGCTTTTTGAAGAAGAATTTAAAAAAAAAAATGGAGAATATATTCCTAAAAAAAATGTACATACAAGTGATTTTATAGGTCCTGGATTAGTAACTTTAGACATGATTAATATTGGCAAATTGAATCCAGATGTTATTGTTCCAAATATTACAGAACCATACGCATATTGTGTAACAGAAAAGGCTGATGGTGATAGACATTTATTATATATTAATGAAAAAGGTCGTATTTATTTTATTAATACAAATATGAACATAATGTTTAGTGGCGCTAAAACAGAAGAGGAAAAATGTTTTAATTCATTGTTAGATGGAGAGTTAATTTTACATAATAAATTGGGTCAATTTATAAATACATTTGCAGTATTTGATATTTATTACATAAATAAAGTAGATATTAGAGCAAGACCATTTATAAATACACACACAAAAGATGAAAAATATTTCAAAGATGGGTGTCGTTTGCCAATATTAAAAGAATTTATTAAAATGTTAAATCCGTTAAATATTAATACAAAAAAATCTGAAACTACAAATGCATCTAATTTTAAGTCAATGTTATTAGATAAATATAATAAATATAATAAATCACATATGTCTCCAATTAAAATTATTTCAAAAAAATTTTATCCAACATTTGATAGTTTTACAGATGGTGTTCCTACAGCAACATCAAAATATAATATATTTGAGGCAAATAATTATTTATTAAGACGCATTGCAGATCAAAATTTTGATTATGAAATTGATGGTTTAATTTTTACGCCTACTCTTTTAGGGGTTGGTGGCAATAAATTTTTAGAAGCAGGTCCAAAGAAAAAAATAACTTGGCCATATATATTTAAATGGAAACCATCAGAAGCAACAATGACATTTCCAAAAAGTTACAATACAATTGATTTTCTGGTTGTAACAAAAAAAGGAGGAGATGGTAAAGATATTATTACCCCGATATTTGAAAATGGTATTAATAATTACGAATCAACCCATTTTAATCAATATAAAACAATTATATTAACAGTTGGATTTGAAGCATCAAAACATGGTTATATAAATCCGTGTCAAGATGTATTAGATGATAAATTTTCTAATCAAACGGATATTGATAATGAAGAAGGATATAAACCAAAACAATTCTTTCCTTCGAATCCTTTTGATGCTATGGCTGGATTATGTAATGTAATGTTAGAAATGGATAACAATGGAACATACAATATGTTTACAGAAGAAAGACAAGTATTTGATGATAAAATGGTTGTAGAATTTAGATACGATATGACAAAACAAGGAATATGGAAATGGATACCGATGCGAGTAAGATATGATAAAACTGCTGATTTTAGAAGTGGAAATAGTGTTGGTGCAAATGATTATAAAACTGCAAATAGTAATTGGCATTCAATCCATAATCCAGTAACTGAAAAAATGATAGCAACTGGAGAAGACATTCCAGGAATAGAAGTATCAGATGATGTTTATTATAATAGTGTAACATCTGATAAAATGACTCAAAGAATGCGTGATTTTCATAATTTATATGTAAAAAAAGTATTAATTCAAGGTGTTTCAAAAAAAGGAAATAATTTAATAGATTTTGCGTGTGGAAAGGCAGGAGATTTTCCAAAATGGATTAGTGCGGAGTTATCATTTGTATTTGGAATTGATATATCAAAAGACAATATAGAAAATCGTTTAAATGGTGCGTGCGCAAGATATTTAAATTTTAAAACAACAACAAAAAAAATGCCCCACGCTTTATTTGTTAATGGTAATAGTGCGTTAAATATTAGAAGTGGAACAAATATGTTTAATGATAAAGCAAATGAAATAACAAAATCAGTATTTGGTTCAATAGGCATTGACAATAGTCTTGGTCCCGCGGTTGTAAGACAACATGGTAAAGTTCATAATGGATTTGATGTGTCGTCATGTCAATTTGCGATACATTATATGTTTGAAAATAATAGAACATTTTACAATTTTATAAGAAATGTAGCCGAATGTACAAAATTGTATGGATATTTTATAGCTACTTGTTATGATGGTAAAACTATATTTAATATGTTAAAAAAGAAAAAACCCGAAGAAAGTATGGAAATATTTGTGGATGATAAAAAAGTGTGGTCTATATCAAAACGTTATGATGCTATAGCATTTGAAGATAATGAAAGTTGTTTAGGATATACAATTGATGTATATCAAGATTCTATTAATCAAACACTTCCAGAATATTTGGTAAATTTTGATTTCTTAACAAGTACAATGGATAAATATGGCTTTACTTTAATAACTAAAGAAGAAGCTAGACAAATGAAATTGCCAGAGGGAAGTGGTATGTTTTCAGAATTATTTAATGTAATGGAAAATGATGTCAATAAAAATCCGGAAAAGGCGAGTGATTATAAAGATGCGTTATATATGAAAGATTATGAAAAAGATATTTCATTTTTAAATCGTTTCTTTATTTATAAAAAAACATCAACTAGAAACGCTGAAAAACTAACAAACACGTTATTAGAACAATTACCTGGTGAAATAGAAATAGAACAAGCAGGAACAATGTTAGCTCGCGAAGCAGTAAAAAAAGCAGAAGAAATAATAAAACCAAAGAGTAAAAAATTAAATGAAAAATTAAAATTACAAGATGCAACAGAAGCATTGGAGGAAGTAATACCTGTTGTTAAAAAATCAAAATTACAAACAAAAAAGGTAAAGGACATAGAAGAATTTCCCAAAGATGTAGAAGTAATAGAAGAACAAGAAGAAGGTATTAATATAATTCCAGCAAAAAAGAAAAAGACAACACGTAAAAAAAAGGTAGTAGATTTTGAAATAGAGGGTGATGAGATATAAAGATATAAAGATGTGTTGAAAAAGATATAAATATTATTTTAATTGTTATATAATAGTTAATGAATTATTATATAATACCAAAAAACAACTTTAATATTAAATTAAGATTACAACTAACAAATGATAAAATAGAACCATGCATATCATATAGTTTAAATTGTTATACAACTGATATTTACAATCAATTATTGAAATTGCAAGAAAGTTATAGTGGAGCAGATAATACATCAATAGAATATATAACTAAAATAGTAAATCCGTTTGAATTTATACATTCAAATGTTCCAGGTTCATTAATATCAGTAAGTAAGGTAAAAGCAGATTCAATAATTTTTTTTGAGTTAATGGAATTATTTGAAGTCTTTAATATAAATGAAATATTATCATTAAAACATAAAATAAATGTATGTCATTTAACTCATAATTATAATTCAACAAATTATTTATTAAATATGTTACGTGAGGAAAATGAAGATAATATAATTTTAGAAAATTTTAATTTTAATAATTTGTATAAACAATTTATACAAAAAGAGTGTAAAAATAAGTTAGATTTAATAATATTTGAATTTTATCCTGATGAATATAATGATACCAAAAAGTACATTCATAATATGGTTTTGGTTTTATTAATAATAACAAAATATCAAATGAATCATGGAACAAGTGTAATAAAAATAAATAATATACTTTATAAAGCAGTAATAGATGTGATATTTATTTTATCAGGAATATATGATAAAATTTTTTTGGTAAAACCATCAATAAGCAATATTACAAATGGAGAAAGATATTTAATTTGTAAAGGGTTTAACGAAAATTTATTAAGTCAAAGTAAATTAGGTTCAAATGTAGATGAAAAATTAATATTAAAAATGAGCAATAATGAGTTAATGAATAATAGTTGTATAACTTCAATAATAGACAATGATTTGCCTTATTATTTATTAAATAAAATAGAAGAGTCCAATTTAGTAATAGGTAGACAACAATTGGAAGCATATGATCAAATAATAAATATTTTTAAAAATAAAAATCGTGAAGAAAAAGTCGAAAATTTAAAACGAATACATATTCAAAAATGCATTCAATGGTGTGAAAAAAATCAGTTACCACACAATAAATTTACTGATAATGTTAATATATTTTTAACTTTAAAAAAAAGACCAATCGATGAATATAAGTTAGATAGTTAACATCAACATGGTTTTATTAAAAAAAAATTGATTTAAAAATTAAAATACTTTTAGAATGTATAAATAATTTATACAAACAATAATGTCAGGATTAAGAGTTGAATGCTATTTTAACGGAGTAATGGTTCCAACTTGGTTTAATACAGAAGAAGAATACAATAATTTCAAGATAACCCCAACAAAAGATTTAGATATAGTATTTAATGATCTGATGAACTGGTGTAGAGGTGAGTTATTTAATAGATGGATTAGATGGGGTGGACGTACTGATAATATTATTACTCCCGAAATGTTTAATACATTTGTTAAAATAGGTAATGAAAATACATCTATAAATTATGAAAGGTTTGGATTTATGACGTTAACATATACAAAGTATTTAATTGATAATAATTTCATTGAAAGTAATAATAAAAATGGGATTACAATACAAAAATTAGATAACATTTATAAAAAAAATAATTATATGATAATTAATACTTCAAAAACTAAATTTAGATGTTGTGCAGTATGCGATATTAAATGTTTAAAAAAATGCTTATTTTGTGGTCTAGTATTTTATTGCGAAAAATCTCATCAACTAGATGACTGGAAAAGACATAAAGAATTATGTAAAAGTGAAAGACAAATATAAAATTAATTAATACATTTTTTATTGTGTTTTACATATTACTTTATTTTGATGTTGACCTTGGAAAAAGAAGGGATTACCACTAAATGTTTGTGCTTGACATTGAGGAACTTTATCTTTATAAATAAACGGAGTATTTGGATTAAACCCATATTGAATAGCTGTTGCTGTATTTGCTGGATTTCCTGATTTTAATTTACGTTGTTTATAAGCATTTGTATTTATAGTATCAACTATTAGTTTTAATGTTCTAGTGCTACTAGATACACCGCCTTGTTTTGCAAATTGTGGGTTATTTGGTTTGTAATAAACTTGAGAACAACCTTTAGGATTTGATGGTCCACTAACTACAGAACCATTATATGGATTTGCTGCTAGTTGATATAAATAATCAATTACAATTTTATATTGTTCTTTTGTTAGTATATTTTGCAATGAAGATATAAAAGTTTCAACCGAAAGAGGAGATTCTCCTATTAATGAATCATATTCTATTTGTGAAATAAATTTTGAATTTAATAAGGATTGTGATAAAGTGTTAACAATTCCTATTTCAACTCCTTTTTCTATTGTAAAGTTAGGACTACATTGAGCTACATATAAATTTATAATTGATAAAGGATCTCCTGGTTTAGAATATTCAAGTATTTTAGCAGTTACAAATGGATAAGCCATAAATAATTGTTCAACTTTTTTATCAATCGGTCCAGAAATAAAATTAAATTGTCTTTGTTTAAATGTTTGACACCGATTATATAAATACATTTGAGTAGTTTGGTAGTAATTTTTTTTAATATTTGTACTAGTTGGTAATGTTCTGTTATACGCCTTTTTTTGTTGATTACAGCAAAGTAAAGGATTTGTAACATTTGGTTGAGGTTTTTCTGTTAAATTATTAATAGGCATCCAATCAGAAATCACTGCTATACCATTACAATTTGTACAATCAGTATTAATATTATTAGAAAGTTGATTCTCTTTTACAATGAATGAACCTGGCATATCAATCATTTGCGATATTAACCCAGTTCCTCCATTACCTCCTCCTAATGATGAACCTATAGACGATTTCACTGCTCTGTTTAGATTATAAGCAATTGCTTTTTCAGTATTAAAATTAGTTGGAATTACAATACCTTTTCTATATTGCTTAAGTGGTCGTGGTAATCCAAATCCAGTCGGAAATATATTACCAATATCATTGTTAGTTAATGGTCTTATATGGGTTGATGTAAGACCAATAGGATTACTATAAATCCCAGAACCTTTCCAAGAAACATATGGTATATTTTCTAATGTGCTTTTATTACTATAACCACCAGTAGATTGTCTTCTCATATTTGTTGGATAAAAAGCAGTAGACATTATATTATATAAATATAAAAAGAAAATAAATGTATTATATATAATAATGTTAATTTACATTTTAATAGTTTTATTTGTAATTTTGATAAGTTATCAAGTATATTTAGCAATATTACCAAAGAATTTGATAGAAGGATTAGAAAATAATGATACTACCACCTATCAACCTTACGACCCAAATAATTCTTTAATATTATCTCAGCAAAATGCCGGTAATATAGAAGTATTAAAAGGAAGAATTGATAGTTTTGATGGTGTAAAAGAAAGTGTTGATAATATGCAGCAATCAATCAATTCAATGCAAACACAAATAGATGGTTTAGTAGAGCAACAAGTCACTTATGCTCAAGAAATGGCAGGTTCAACCCCTCCAGATGTATCAGGAACAGATTATGAAACCACGGAAAATGTAGAAGATTTAATTGAAGAAGAAGAACAATGAATAATTTATAAATATATATATAATTTATAAATGTCTAACAATATATTTAAAGAAGTATTAGCAAATGCTAAAGCAGCAGAGGAAAAATACATTGGTCCTGATTATCCATACTATAAATACATTAAAACTCCATCTGAGATAGGAATGTCAAGTAAAGGAAGCTTATCACAATTAGGAAAAGATATAGATGGACTAATAAATTATGTAGAGGTGCTAGTATCTGGTGGTGGAAAAGCATCCGCAACTGGTAAACCTTTGGGCAACAAATTTTTTTTAAAAACAGGGGGTAAATGTAAAGATAAAAATACGGATCAAGATGTAGATAGATATATTTATATAAATAATGTACCCGCTGGTAATATTCCATTTATATCATCTGGTGTAGGAGTAAATTTTAGTGAATTTAAAGGTCTAATACCTGGAACAATAAGTAATTTAAACGCTTTTAATCCAATGGAAATGTTTCAAGCATTTTTATCAGGTTCAAAACCAGATTGTCAAGAGTTAAAAATGGAAACTATAGATATATATAATAATAAATCGGTTGAAAGTCATTTTGTAACATTAGTAGACATACAAAATACAGACCCATGTAGTTTTCCTGATAAAAAAAATCCAGTCACTAAAAATAAATGTCGCGAAACATTTTCAAATTTAAAGCAAGAAGAGTGTTATAATTGCTATAAAATTCCTAAAGATGCAATATCACAAATATATTTTGCCTCACTAGGGATTTTAAGTGTATACATATTATATGGTATAATGGTAAAAAATAAAATGCTTCCAACTCGTTATTAGTGTCGTCTTCTTCTACGTTTTCCTCCATAACTTATAGCATTTGAATTTGAAAAATAATTTCTTATAGAAGACGCTGTATTTCCAATAACATTAGAAACATTAGTTAATCCATTTTCAGTTACATCTAATATTCTTTTTGATGTATTTTTAATTGGTTCCATAAATGATTCTCCAAACCCACCTTTTTGGGGTCTTCTTCTTGTTTTTGTTTGTCTTCTATTTTTAGTCCTTGTTTTTGTCCTAGTTCTTCTATGTTTTGTCATATAATATTATATAAGAAATAATATTATACATTTTATTATAATAATTTTATTTAAACTTTACGATTAACAATCATTTTAAATAATTCAAACCCTGTCAAAGCTCCTGCAACTTGAGCAACAATGTATGGTATCAAATCTGAACGAGGAATTTTTCCAGCGTACATTAAAGCAATCGCTACTGCTGGATTAAACGCTCCACCACTAATTGCGCCACCTATCATAACACTAACTGCTAAAGCAGCGCCAATTGCTAAATAATTCCCTGTTGCAAAAATCACAAAAACAAGAAATAACGTTCCTAAAAATTCAACTAAATATTTATTCATCATTTATAGTATATATTTAGAAAATATTTGGATTTATTTATTTAGTAATTTTGTCTTGGAATAGACCCCCACGCAGATATTCCTGGTTGTGTTAAACTATAGTTATATATTGAACCTTTCTTTTTTGGCGCAGTACATCCTCCTGATCGCGCTCTTCGTAATGCAGATCGTCTAAAACTTGTATCATAACTTTTTGATCCGATTGGCGCTTCTAAAGGTAATCCAACTTTGTACGCTGATTTTCCAACAGCTATACTTTTTTTAATATTTGTATACATTGAACCTGGAATTGGAGCAATATAATTTACATGACTTGAAACCGCAAACTGACGTTGCGATGAATAAGAAACTTTTGTTGTTGGAGGTGATAATTTTCCTAAAATATCCTGTTGTGCTTTTTGTATTGAACTTAATGCGGTAGCTCTAAGATATTGAGCTCTTGCGTTTACTAACATTTCAGCGTAAACAGGTTCTTGTCCTGGATAAAATTGTGGTGGAGTTGGTCTTTGTCCACTTAATGTGCCATAACTATGATATTGCATTGTGTTTGGATATTGACTTGAATTTAAAGGTCCTATAATTGGAGCATTAACATATCCTTGAAATGATTGAGAACCCATTGATCTTGATATTCCATATGGAGTAGTCATATTTATATAATAATAATATTAATTTTTATTATTATTATTATTTTGTTGAATAAAAAATTAATATTTAAATAATTCTATATAATTTCTAATATTTTTCTAATAATTTATCATTTTTCAATAAGAATAAATAACAACCTGTTTCTTTACATTTATACAAAGCATCAATTGATACTTTAGGATTATTTAATGATAAATCTTCATTAGCCTTATCTAATATGTCTGTTAAGTTATTCTCATCGTTACACTCATGTTTATCATATAATTTATCTAATAATTCTATAAATTTATCTCTGTTAGTATTACCGGTATTTGGTTTAGATGAAGAAGAGAAATGTTTTTTATATTTATGATACCATTCATTCGCAATATTATTAATTATTTGTTTTTTACTTTTAGTTTTTTCTTCCTGATTGTCGCCCATATATAATTCAGGAACTGGACGACAACTATTTAAATTTTGAAACGCGTTACATAGATCTCCAATCGTAAAATTAAATCTAATATTAACCAAAACATATTGATTAAATAACAAATCAGCATCAGTGCCTCTAACTTTGGTTAAATTTTCTTCTTTAATTAATTTTAAAGCGGTTAATCTATGAATTCCATCTAAAACATCAAACTTTTCTGTTTTAGGATTAAAACTTAAATAAAACATAGTTTCAATTGGTATTTTTTTATTATAAATATCTTCGGCAATAATAGGAATTCGTTCCATATCAGGTGGTCTATTATATTTCCAATTTTCAACAGAACCATTTAACAAATCTGTAAGCTGTATTAGATATACAGCATGAGAATGAGACTGATTAATTTGTAATATTTGTCTATAATCTTTAAAATAATGTGCCATTATAATTGGTATACTATTTACAGGAATTGTTCTAGTTTTTTTGAAAGCACTACACACAGCTTCATATTCTGATTTTGGTTCTTCTTCATATTCATATTCATATTTTTTATTTTGTTTGTTTGAATTCATTATAAGGATAGTGTTATATGTATATTGTATTTGTAAGGTTATAAAAGCATTTCAATTTTTTTTAATTAAAAAAAGTATTTTAATATCGTCTAATATGACGAATTGCTGATTGAGATGTGCTATAATCATTTCCTCCAAATGATCTATCATTGTAATTTCGGTTCACTGCTTGATTCTTTTTAAATTTAGTATAATCAGAACCATCATATACGTATTTTACATTACACGTGGATGAAGGTATTTCTGGATCAATTTGACTTAAACTCCATATAACAGAGGGACGACATGAAACTGAAGTTGAACCAAAACGTTGTCTTAATCCTTTAAGATTAGGTCTACTTTGAGGAGTTTGACAAGTTCCTCCACAAGAATAATTATTACGACTTAATAAATCACCTGCATTATTAACTGCTCTAAATGGCGTAATTATTCTTTTAGAATTAGAACTTCCCGAATATGATGTTGTATTCCAAGCTTCTCTTAAAGTAATACGTGTGCGAGAAAATATATTTGAATTATCATGAATAATTAATGGTTGAGGCATTAATCCTGGCAGGCCTCCTCCTAGTTTAGGACCTCGTCCATTATATGGTAACCCAAGACCAGGTACAAATGCTGCTAAACTTCCCAAACTTCCAGTAGTAAATCCAGAAGAACCATTTGCTGATGGTGAAAATCCTGTGCCAATGCTATTAGACATTTATATTATACAATAATAAAAAAATATTTATTTAATATATAATGTTCGATTTTAAATTACTTATCAGCGCAATTGTTTTTGTTTTTATTGATTCTGTGTATTTAAATTTTATTAAAAATTATTTTTCAAATCAAATTAAAAATGTTCAAGGTTCGCCTATGAAAATAAATTTTCTTGCAACTCTAATTTGTTATGTATTTCTTATATTTGGTATTAATTATTTTATTATTAAACCAAATCGTAGCATTCAAGACGCGTTTTTATTAGGTCTTGTTATTTATGGAGTGTTTGAAACTACAAATATGTCTTTATTTACTAAATGGTCGTGGTTAACTGTTATAATGGATACATTATGGGGTGGAATTTTATTTGCTCTTACTACTTCAATTGTTAAATTAGTAAGATAGATATAATAAAATTGAAATACTTAAATATAAATAAATAATAAATATAAATAAATAATAAATATAAATAAATAATAAATAATAAATAATAAATATAAATATAAATAAATAATAAATATAAATAAATAATAAATACAAATTAATAATAAATACAAATAAATGTATTATTTTATATAAGAAATGTCAATGCAAAATAAAAATATAGAATTTATAATTTCTGATGAACCAGAAATAATTATTGATAACGATGAACCAACAATTATTTATCAAACGCAAAATATTGAAGATGATATTAATAAACAATTAATAATAGATAAATTTATGACTAATGTAAAACATAAAGAAATATTGATTACAAGTAATTTACATTGTGGAAGTGAAGGGCACTGGTTAGAAACACAAATGGGCATTATTCATAACGCTAATAATGAACCAGATATATTAGGGTATGAAATGAAAAAAAATTCATCTAAAATAACATTTGGTGATTTTAGTGCGAGTGAATATTTATTTTCAAATAAAAAAGAAATTATTGAAAAAATAAATAACTGGAAAAAAGATGAAAATAAGATAACCAGAACAGAGTTTATAAAATATTTTGGAACTCCAAATCCATTAAAGAATAATAGATATTCTTGGTCTGGAAGTTGTGTTCCTACATATGGGAGTTGGAATTTTTGTGGTCAAATGATGAGTTTTAATAATAATTTAGATCTTTGTATATATTATTCTTTTGACAAAGATATGCGAACCGATAAACAATTATATCCAATATTTATCCAAAATAATATAGTTATAGCAATTTGGGAACGAAATAAATTAGAACAACATATAAATAAAAAATTTAATAAAAAAGGATTCTTTATATGTAAAAAAATAAATAATACATATGAAAAAATTTGTTTTGGAAAACCATTTGATTTTAATTATTTTGTTGATAATTTAAAAAATAAAAATATAATATTTGATAGTGGAATGTATGAAGGCAATTCAAGAAATTATTCCCAATTTAGAAGTTCAGCAAATAATTTTTGGAATATTTTAATTACTCAAGAGTATTAGTAATATATTTACCTAAGTGATAGGCAAATTTACAAGCAACGGCATTGCCTATTTGCATAATGATATCTTTTTTTGAACCTTCCAATATATAGTCATCTGGAAAAGTTTGAATTCTTTTTAGTTCTTGTATAGTTAATCTTCTTATTTCTGTATCATTATATTTTACAAGTGCGTCATAACCATCTTTCCAATATCTTGCAGGAATGGTAAATGATGGTTTATCAAAGTCTAAAAATTGTGCTCCAAATCCTGTACCATTTTCTTTTGCTTTATTTTTTTTATTTTGTATGCCTAATAATGCCTTTTCACTTAAATAATAACTTAAGTCAACTTCATTTTTTGGTAATAAAATATGTTTAACTGGTATTCTATTTTCAACACTCAATATTGATTTAGGTTCAACTGGTATGATATTTAAATCTTTTCTTATACCTATTATAATTGTTCTTCTTCTATTTTGTGGAACTTCAAAATTGCTTGCATAAAGTTTTGTTACAATACAATTATAATTTATGTTTAATTGAGATAAAATAATATCAATCACTTTTTCATTGTTATCTGTTTTCATAGATAGAATTCCTATAACATTTTCCATTATAAATGCTTTTGGATTAAAATAATTTATGTATTTAACATATTCCATAAATAGTGAATTTCTTGGATCGTTTGTATTTCGTTTTCCTGCAATACTAAACCCCTGACACGGCGGTCCTCCTACTATTAAATCAATTTGTTTGTCTTCTTTATTGTAGAAATTATTAAATTTTTCAGGTGGTAATTTTGTTAAATCTTCGCATATTGCTTGATGATGAAAGTTTTTTTTATAACTATTTATTGCTTTGTCCCAAATATCTATTCCAGCTATAATATTAAATCCAGCGTCTGTTAATCCTTTGCTCATTCCACCGCAACCACAAAATAGATCTATTACGTTTAATGTATGTGATTTATTTATAAATTCTTCATTATTTTCAGTTTCTTCTTCAATAATAAATTCTATTTGTGGTTTTATAATTTTTTTTTCATTTATTAATGTTTTACCATTTATTAATTCAATTAATTGTTCTTTATTTTTAGATTTATATTTAGTAATTCCAAGTTCTTCACACTTTACAAAAAGTTTAGACTTTGATAATTTATGTAGTTCCATGTTATATAATTTATTATTAAAAATATTATTTAAATCAATTTTTTATTATCCAATGTTAATTATTATCAAATATTGTTTTATAATAAATAATTTACTATTTATTATAAAATTGAAATATTAAATATAAATAAATGTATTATTTTATATAAGAAATGTCAATGCAAAATAAAAAATATAGAATTTATAATTTCTGATGAACCAGAAATAATTATTCTCGAATCAGAGATCCCTGAACCACAAATTATGTATCAAATACAAAATATTGAAGAAACTAATGTATTAAAAGGCAATGAGAAACGTAAAGCTTCTTGTAAAAAAATTGGAGGTGAGAAAAAAAAAATAGGTCACAAAAGAGAAAAAGAATTTTTAAAACAATATAATATAAATGAATTAAATTGTCCAATAGAATATGGCGCAAAATCAGATACATCTATAGATGTATTACATCCAATTAGTAATATACTAAAAGAACAATTAAATGTGTTGGGATTTAATGTAAGCAATAAAAGTGGTGATAATATTCAATTTACATTAGGACAAATTCCTGAACTCAAAGATGTTGAAATAGAACACTTCAACTCAATATTTATTCATAATTTATTTAATAAATATAAATATTTAAAAAAAAATAATAGTGATAAACCTGCTGATATATTAGCGTATAAGGAGATAGACAGATGGATTTTCTTTAATATGGATGATATTATTAATTTTATAGCAACAAAATGTATTTGGAGAAAATTAGATACAGGAAGAATTAAAGGCGATTTTAATGATAATACTAAAAAAGGTATATCTCAATATATTACATACGAATATAGACCAACACATAAAAGTTACTTTTTAGGATTAAATGGAGGAAAAGGGAAAAAATTTATCGAATTACTTATGAATAAAACTTACGGAATTAATTATTATTGTGATTCTATCAAGATAGATATATAAATTATTTAATATTTTGGCCATTTTATGATAATTATTTCGTGACTTTCTTTAATATTATCTTTAGTTGTTTGTTCTCTATTTTTTCCAATACGAGTTTCACCTTGACCATATGTATATTGCCATTCTGGGTATTCAAATTTGCAATCATTATATAAATCTCTAATTGTGGAACAATTATTATATGTCATTAAAAATCCACCTTCATGTTTTTTTAATAATTCAGCCAATTTAATATGATCAAAACTATTGTGATGAATAGCAAAATTACAATTAGGATACATACCTTTAAACATTTTACTATCCCCATTTAAATAATATGGAGGATCTAAAAATAAGAAATCATTTGAATGTTTTTCTAAAATGTCTTGAAACAAACCACAATTTACTTGTAAGTTAATTAAATTTAATTCTTTAATTTTTGCTATTTTTCTGTTAAATTTATCTTTATTTATTTCATTTGAACTTGGCCAACCTAAAAACATAGGTCCATAAGATAATGTCATATTATAATAATAATAAACTGCTTGGGTAATATTATTATTGTCTAATTTTGTTAAATCTTCTGGTTTTAATTGTATTTTGTTTTTTGTTTTATAATTTAAATCACTAGGTTTTATTTTGTCCCAATAATTTAATAAAACGTGTCTGTTATATGTAAATTCTGTCTCCGTAATCTCAAATTTAATTAATTCATTTACAAATTCTTCCTTGTGATTTATTAATACGTTCCAAAAATTTGCTAACATATTAAATATATCATAACCTATAACATTAATTCCTAACATTTGTGAAAGACATAATTCTACAGAACCGCCTCCAAAGAATGGAGATATTATTTTGTTTTCTTTTAATTTTGGTAAATTTTCTAAAATTAATCCAATTGCTTTACTTTTTCCACCAGCATATCGTAAAGGTGATATACAAATTCTTTTGTATGTTCCATTTTTATTTTTTATAGTTTTTAGAAAATTAGATAGATATTCGTTCTCTCTTTCATAAGGGTTTGTGTCTATTAAAAATTGGGTTACAATATTATTTTCATTTTCTTCTTCAATAATAAATTCTATTTGTGGTTTTGCTTCCTCGTTAGTGTATTCACCTTCTTCAATAATAAATTCTATTTGTTGTGGGTTTAATGTTTTTTTATTTATTAATTCAATTAATTGTTCTTTATTTTTAGATTTACATTTGGTAATTCCAAGTTCTTCACACTTTGTAAAAAGTTCTGTTTTAGATAATTTGGTTAAATTAATGCCTTTGGTTAAATTAATGCCTTTGGTTAAATTAATGCCTTTGGTTAAATTAATGCCTTTGGTTAAATTAATGCCTTTGGTTAAATTAATGCCTTTGGTTAAATTAATGCCTTTGGTTAAATTAATGCCTTTGGTTAAATTCATTTTATAAGTTATTATTAAAAATATTATTTAAATCAATTTTTTATTATCCAATGTTATTTATAATAAATATGTATTTATTATAAAATTGAACTAATTAAATAATAAATACATAATTTTATATAATAAATGTTAAACAAAAATCAAAATATAGAATTTATTATTTCGGATGAACCAGAAATAATTATTGATAACAATGAAAATGAAAATAAAGAAGAACCCGATGATTTGCAAACTTGTGATAAAAAACAAAGAGCATCAGTAGAATATAATGGCATGGAACTCGTTTGTGGATTACTTTTAGTAAATAGAGATATAAACAATTATGATGAATTAAACAATATTTTATTAAATATGAACGAAACAAAAATAAAATTTAATAATGAAACAGATTTTTATGAATATGTAAATGATATATGTAAAAAAAAGGAAATAATAGATAATTATATAAAAAACTTTAAAAAATCAATTGAACCAATAAGTAATTTAAATATTGATAATATAGAATTTGTATATATATCAGGAAAAAAAAATAAACATACAGAAATAAATGAATTAAATAATGGATTATGTAAATTAGAGGCAAAAAGTGATATATATGTAAAACAAAAAAATAATTTATTTATAGGTTTGTCAGTAAAACAAAGTAAAAGTGCAACAAAGTCAAATTATAGTGTTCAAAAAATGTTAGGAAAAGAAAAAGATGAACAATTAACTAAAATAAAAAAAAATTATTTAATTGAACAAGGATTTTTAAAATTTAATAAAATGGATAGAGATAAGGTAAACGCTTTATTTTACCCAAAAAATAAATTGAACCCTTATATGAATAAATTAAAGGAAGAAATAGGAAATAACAAAAAAAACATTGCAACGTTTTTAGTAGAAAAACTATATTGTTCAAATGTAAATTATGATGTATATGAGTTTGATGGTATAGAATTGACTAAATTAGTAAAAATAATAGACGAGTCAGATATAATTTTTGAAGAATATTTGCCTTACTATTATGATACAAAAAATAAAGAAAGAGACGCTGCGAAATTATTTTATAAATTAACTTGTAATGATAAAAAATATAGAGTTGAAGTAAGATGGAAAGGAAATATTCATAATGCATCGCCTCAATTTCAAATACATGAAGAATAATGATTAATTGTAGAATTAATAATTGTAAATACATTATCAACATTAACGCTATTTCCCAGTTGCTTATAACTTTTTTTATCCTCTTTTGCTAATTTAAATGTTTCCGGAAACGATTGTAAACGAGCACATTCTCTGGGGGTAATATATCTTTTTTCTTTACCATAAATAGGTATTTGTGAAATGGCAACTAGAGTGGGAAAATATTGACTCTTTTTTACTCTTATTCCAGATTGTCTAATTTGTATAAAATGATTAAATATGCTATCATTTTCTTTTATAGGTCCAGTTTGCCATTCTAATTTTCCATATATTTCCCTCTTTTTAAGGAGTTCGGAATACTTATTATACCATGTTTCAAATTGAGAACTATATTTTTCAATTAAAGGTTTATTCTTAGTCATATAATCTTTTTTCCAGTTAGGAAAATTATTGAACTCTGCTTCAGTATACTCTTTATAAACATCATTAATTAAAATAGTTGGACTAATTTTTTCTCCAACTTCAAAAGTTTTAATCATTTCATCCCACTGATTTAATACATTTAAAATATCATCTTTTATAAAATATTTTTCATTGATCGTATTTTTATCATCCAAGAATTTTTTAAAATCATAATTTCCTATAAATATTGGCAATTTAATATTTGTTCCATTATAAATATCATTTCTTATACAAACAAAATAAACTCTTTCTCTTTGTTGTGGAATTCCATAATTATGTGGTGATATTTGAAATAATTGTAATGTATAACCAGTCTGCGCTATTTTATTTTTAATATATGAAATTACTTCGCCTTTGCTTACTTTAAGAATATGTTTAACATTTTCTAAAAACATAAATTTAGGTTTTTTTTCTTTGGCAATTCTAACGATTTCATCAAATAATAGACCACGATCATCTTTAAAACATTGTTTTTTACCTCCGTTGCTAAACGCCTGACAAGGAAATCCTGCACATAAAATATCAAAATCAGGCATAGTTTTCTCATCAATATTTTTCACATTTGCAACAGGTTCAAGTCCATAATTATCTTTATAAACAACACGACAATCTTTATCAATATCACACGCTAATACACATTGAGCGCCTAATTGATTTAATGCTTGATGGAATCCACCAATTCCGCAAAATAAATCAATATATTTTAGATTAGATAGATTAATATTGTTTTTTACATTTTGATAATCTTGTTCATCAATAATCAAATTATCTACTTCAATAAAAGTTGTTTCACTATTATTGTCATCGTCTGTGCCTTCGGCATATTCCTCATCAGTGCCTTCTTCAATAATAAATTCTATTTGTGGTTTTGTTATTTTTTTTTCATTTATTAATGTTTTACCATTTATTAATTCAATTAATTGTTGTTTATTTTTTGATTTATATTTGGTAATTCCAAGTTCTTCACACTTTACAAAAAGTTCAGTCTTTGATAATTTAGTTAAATTAATGTCTTTAGTTAGTTCCATTTATATAAGTTATTACTGATAATATTATTTAAATCAATTTTTTTATTATCCAATAAAAAAAGTTATTTATATTTATTTATATTAATTAAAATTTATATAATTATTTATCTGTCATAATTCTTGGAACTACATTCATTGTTGTTAATTCTTGAAACAATAATTTACAAGTATATGGAATTTCTACGTAAGCAAAATCTACACGATTATCACAAGTGCGACAGCAGTGAATATGTAATTTATCATTATAGGCAGCAATAAGACCACATTTCTTACATACAAATACTGAATATTTATCTGAAGCATCATACATTCTTCCTCTAGTAAATCTGGCAGCTCCATGAGATACCATACAATTATGCGCTACTATACCATTTGCTAGGAAAGAATGTGTTTCGTCAACTTGAATATCATAAACAGGATGAGTACCTGCAGGTCTAATATCAATAACTTTTAAATTCATTGTAGGTAATCCAACACATTCACGATTTACTCCATAACAAGATTCTCTTTTTTCTTCTTCTTTATATTCTTCTTTAAATTCCTCTTCATCTTCTTGTCCATCAAATTCGGGTTTTACTATTTCTGGTGTTAAAAACCATTCGAGTGCTCCAATTTCTGTAAGATATTCTTCCGCATTAGGAAACGATTTACTTGTAAATTTACCAAATGTAGTTCCTTTGATTAAATGGTCTGTAATATCATGTGTAGATGGTATAGCATAATTATGAATTAAAGGTTCTATTAATTGTAATTCTTTTACGGCTTGTTCAATTGCTTTTTTAGTAGGTACTATTTTATTTGGATTTTCTTTCTTAATTTCACTAAATTTTGTTAATTCATCAACCTTACTCACCAACCAATTATGTTGTCTTGTAACTTCATTTCTAAGTCTTTTATATGAAACTCCTGCTTCTAATCGTTGTGATTTATGACAACAATATCTAAATCCAATTTTTTCAGAAAATGGAATAAGTTCATTAATATCTAAATGTAAAGTTAATTGGTAACTTTTATTACTATCTTTAAATTTATTTTTTGAATGAGTTGTTTCTTTAAAATTTTGTATAGTAACTTTATGAATGTCAAACCGCGTTAATAAATTTTGTATATCTGTCATCATTTTAGTAAGTGAATCTAAATGTTCGTGTTTTTTACTACGCGAAAATGACACTGAAGATAACAAATCATGTTTACCACGATGCATTCCAAGAACACAAGTATGACCATCAGCACCAAATAATCCTCCTAAGAATTCACGAACAATTGGTTTAGGACAAGATTCGTCAAGAATAAATTCCGGTAATATAGAAGGTTTATTAATTTTAGAACCAATAGAAATGCCTTTCAAATGAATAATATCTAAAATAAAGTCATTAGGTATTCTAATGGAATAATAATTTTTATATTTAAAATTAGTTTGACAAATATTTGTAAACATATTTAGATCGTCTATAACATTTTGTAGATCTATTATATGTCCTAAATTGATAACACCTGTATACATTTTTGTATTTTTATTATAATAAATGCCTCCATCAGAATATAAATATCCCAAAATACGTGCAAACGCTAAAGCTTCAAAATAATTGTCTTTGTTGTCAACTTTTATTAATAATGTTCCAACCTGTATACTCCAAGAGGAACACATTTCAATTTCTTCATTAACCTTTATCAATGGATATGTAATTCCTGTTTTAATTCTTGTTTCATTAATTACAAATTTATTAATTTCACTCCAAATATTTTCACTTGTTAATAATTTATGATTTGCTGTAAATTTAATCTTTCTGCCGTCTTGAAAAGTAACATCAACACATTCTCTTTCACCCTTATAAAGAAATCCAGATTGAACTGATTTGACTAATTGATTTGACTTTTGGTCAAAACCTAACACATTGTAATTACCATTTTCCATAGTTCCTATTTCTATACTTAAACCACAATTTAGGAGAATTGGAGAGCGATAGTCAGCACAATCGCGTTCCATTTCTCCAAATCGTAGCCCACCATCTCTGCTACGTCCTTCAGCAGGTTGTCTTGTTAAATTAACCATTGGTCCAATAGATCTGCTATGTTGCTTATCATTGACCATATGTTTTAACCGCTGATAAAACACAGGTCCGATAAATACACTGCATTCAATTTGTTGTCCAGTTAATCCATTGTACATTAATTCATTTCCGTGCGCTTCATATCCTAATTCCAATAATTTATTTGAAATGGTGGCTACATCTAACTCGCCAAAACTAGTTCCGTCTCCAAATAAACCAAGTTCGACTAATACTTTTCCAAGCAATGTTTCTTTTAATTGACCAATCGTCATACGAGAGGGAATAGCGTGCGGATTAATAATAATATCTGGTCTTACTCCATTACGAGTAAATGGCATATCTTCTTCGGGAATTATATTACCTACGGTCCCTTTCTGCCCATGTCTACTGCTATTTCCAATTATTTGTGACGGAGAATGGTCTGATTCTCTCATATAATATGTATGAGATGATTGCATTTCTATACAATATACTTTTCCATTATAATCTATTAATTTTTCCTCATTTGAATCGTTTACTTTTTTATTAATCCAAGGTTGATTTTGTTTTGTAATAATACTAACTTTGTAATAAGTATGTTTTTGAGTTATTGAAACTTCTTGTCCTGCTCTTGAACCTAAATTACGTTTACCAATTCTAGCAATACCAGTTGGTTCTTCTGATATTTTTATTATACCTGAATAACCACAATGTACTGCTAATCTTGTAACATCATTTGCTAGTTTCATACTAATAGTTCCATATCTATTAAATGTTTCTCCTTTATATTCCATTGATGAACCATCACCTTGTAATAATGCTTCTAATAATATTCTAGATTGTCTCTCTGATAAATTAAATACAAATTCAGGTAAATATTTATTTAATGCTCCAACACTTAAAATTTTAAAATATTTATAAATTTCTACATATTTTATTTCTGATATAAAATAATTTCCTCCTTTATGATAAGAATAAATTATATTTAATTTTTCTAATATATTTTTATTGTATAAAATTTTTCTCTCTTTTATCGCAGTAATAAATGTTCCCCCATCTTTACAATGGCCATCAGCAATAAACATTCCTAACAATTTCAAGAAATAATCCATCTCATATTTTTCTTCACCTAACTCCATAAATTCAATGTCATGCTTCACATTTTGCATTGATTTTTGAAATCTTACCATTTTACCCATTACATCTTGTGCTTCTATTAATTCATATTTTTTTCCACTTCGTTTCTTAACATATAATTTATGATTTAGTGTACAAATAATATGAACTTGTTTATTTTCAATATAATACATTTTATCATTGTGTTCATATTCAAATTTAGCAGTAGGATATTCGTAAGTCATATTACCATTAATATCTAAAGTTGCTACTTTGTGAATTGTAATATCAATATCTTTTATTTCTATCCAACCCATATTAGTAAGAACTTGTTGAGTTGGTAATGCACAAAATTTATCTCCAATCACCGGTTTTCTTAATGTTCTTAATCTTACTTTGGCAAAACTATACCCATCTCCATTTCTATTAATATAATTTTTATCAATATAAGTTTCTTCTACAGTTCTATATTGTTTACTTCCATCTTCATATTTAATCACTTTTGTATGATCATTTCTATTCTCTTTAATTGGGGTTACTTTTGCAATAATAATATCACGATTTTCAATTAAAGTATTTTCTGGAACAACGCCTTTAGAATTTACCTTATTATAATTACCAAATTTCATTCCTTTTGTTTTTGCTGGGTCTGGTTTACATCTGATTTCTTCATCGCCATTAATTTTTTGTTTATCCTCATCTTTTTCCGTATGAGTAATTGTAATTTGTAGTAATCCTCTATCAATTGAACCTTTATTCACAAGCAATGAATCTTCCTGATTGTAACCAGTGTGTGTCATAATAGCAACATTAATATTACAACCTGAAGGATTTTCGTGTAATTTAATTAAATTCATTACGCGAGTGTCAACTAATGGTCTTGTAGGATAACTCAACACATAAGCAGTTTTATCCATTCTTTCATTGTAATTAGTTGCATAAATACCCATTGCCTGTTTTGCTTGAGCGCATTGATACGTATTTCTTGGAGATTGATTGTGGTCAGGATATGGAATGCAAGAAGCAACTAATCCAAAAATCGTGGATGGATGAATTTCACAATGAGTATATTTATGGATAATATTATTGGAACTTTCGATAATATTTTTAGGTTTTGTAGCAATCATACTAAAACCTTGTTCTTCCGCATCAATATATTCTATAACAGAATCATTAATTTTACAATTAATTAATAAATCGTCCCAAGTTAATTTATTTTCTTTTAATTCATTCATAATTTGTTGTGTAAGTAAAATATTATTATTTTTAACACGAAATACTGGTCTTGTAATTCTTCCACTATCATTACAAACTTTAATTTCTTGTGACTTATAGTCAAATATAACTGATGTATAAATATTAATAATTCCTTTATATTTCATATCTTTTAATTGATTGTATAATTCCTCTGGAGTTAATGTTATTCCAACCCAAGATCCATTAATAAATACTTTGACTTTATCGTACATAAAACTAGGCGTTAATTCGTCATCATCTATTTTTAAAATATTAGGAAGTATATAATCATACAATGAATTACTATTTGAGTTAATAGTAACGTGTGCCATATAACTCATATTTTTTACAACACCAACTGAAGCACCTTCAGGAGTGTTATGAACTGCTATTCCATCTTTTAGGCAAAATCTTCCACGTTTATCGTGGAGTTGCCACCCTACATAAGGACCAACGCCTACTTCTACTAAATTAAATTTACTACACATGAAAGATTTACTTCTTACAATTTGAGTTTCATCTTCAACATTTGCTAATTTTTTATAAGGAAGAAGTGTTGGGATTTCATGTATTTTATAACCTGTGATTGTTAATTCTTTATAACTACTAAACTTTTTATCATTTGTTTTTTTATCAGTCCATTGACTTCTACCTTCTTTTATTCCACATGAAAACCCAAGTGACATTGCTAATGTATAAGCGTTTTCAATTATTATATCATTTTTTGGACCTTGACAAATACGTATTTCATGACCATTAGATCGAACAGAACCATCTGTATCAATTAATCCTGCTAAAACTTTCAATCTGGTTTCTCTGTCATTAGTAAGATATTCATTTGGTATATGTTTATTGTTTAAAAGATTATATTTTCGAAGATATTTTTTAAGTGGCGCTTCTTCTACTCTATTACATAGACCAGACGATAACGCTTCTTTATTTTTTTTTGAAACAATTGAAAACTTATATCTTCCATCTTTTGTAATTACTGCTCCATTTTCTTGAGCCCATTTTTCCCAATAATCTAAAGTCTCAAAATCTTTTTTATAGTTCAATGCAAATCCAGTTCCGTCGCTAAGACCATCACCTAACCACATACCCAACAAATATGGATCCATTTCTACATCTTTTTTTTCCCAATGAATGCCTTCTATTTTAAACAAAACTAATTTGTCTTTTGTTCTTGAGTTCAGTTTTAGATATTTTTCAATAGTTATATCAATAGTATCATCATCATCAAAACTATCAACAAATTGAGTTGCTTCATTTAAAGAATTAAAATATTTTTCTTGAAATTTTATTTCTTGACGATTAAGAAATTCTACAATATGAGTATAATTTCGATCTTTTCTATTAGATTGTCTAATAGTCTTGTGTCCACGTATTTTAAGAGTTAGAATGTGATTATCAGTTACTCGATGCTTTAGAAAATTATTTTTCTCAGGAATAATATCATACATATTTTTAAATCCAGAACATGTTGTACGCACTTTTGTGGAATTTCCAAGGTCATTTATAAGTATATCTCCTATTACTATATTTTTTGCAAGTTTAAAAGTTCCATCCCACATTAAAATCTCTGTTTCAGGATCAAAACATTCTGCTGGACAAATAAATCCCCAAGATGTGCTGTGTAATTTACGAGGAGGAACTAATTTGCCACTTTTATCTGTTGGAGTAGAAACTCTACGAAGATGACTTAACGTCGCAATATATGTTAAACGATTTAATACTTGCGCTACACCAACTTTATTAGAATTAATATGTTTAATACCAAAATCACCAGTTGATAACGCCCGTTTTAAACCATTCTCAATAGTATTTGACTTAATAATTTTATAAATATTTGTTAAGTTAATAATATTTAAGTAATCTTCTTTAGATCTCCAACTGCCAGTTTTAATTTCTTTTATAACTTGTTTTTCCATGTCTTTAACTAATTTATTAAAATAATTTCTAAACAAATTATTAAGCGATGTGCCTGGCAAATCAATCCGTTTATTAATATATGAATCTCTATCATCACCTTTAATTAATTCAAACTTAGCTTGAAGCAATTTATTTGTCATATATCCTAGAAAATAAATTTTTTGTTTAAGAGTTTGACAATGAGGAAACAAATCATTTTGTAAAACTTCTAATGTGAATTGACGTTTTTTCATTGCGCCTGTTTCCTTGTCTACATTTAGTGCTGTATAACTAACAAGTCCTATTATATATTTAATAGCATCTTCATAAGTCATATATTTATTTGACTCAATTATAGATGCTTGTAAATTTTCTAACATTTGCTCATACTTTTTTAAAGATAAATTTAGTAAAATGTATTCGCAAATTTCTTTATCAGATAATACATTTAAAGCGCGAAATAGAATAAATAATGGAATTGGTTGTTTAATGCGAGGAATTTGTATGCAAATTGGAAATCCAAATCCGTTATTTTTTGAACTTATCATCATGTTAATTTGTTTTGGCGAAATACATTTAAAATCAGGCACAGATTTAATTTCTGCCTTCCAAGTGTATTTTGTGTCATTTTTTGAAATATTAAAACAATATACACGATTTTCTGCTGCACGTTCTTGACCTAAAATTGTTTTTTCTGAACCATTAATAATAAAATACCCACCTGAATTGTACTTACATTCTCCTGTGTATTGAGTATCAACATATTTATATTGATTTAATACACAAATATTTGATTTTAGCATAATAGGCAATTTTCCAATATGAATTTTTGGAAGAGTTTTATATAATGTTTTTACGTTCTCTAAATTATCTCCATCACGAATAATATATTTTATATTAATATCAATTGTCATTGCAGAAGCGTAAGTAAAATTTCTTAGGCGAGCTTCTTGCGGGAACATTAATTTTATAGCTCCGTTATTTTCGTGAATTTGTGGACGATAAATATGAAAATTTTCAAACGTAACAAACATTTCTAGAAAATACTTACCACTTTTATTATCATAATCCTCTTCAGATTTAATATGAACCGGATTAAACATTTCAATCGTTTTAATAATTTGGTATCCTACAAAATTATTATACGATTCTAATTGATGTCTTACAAGTTTATTTAAATACTGATCTTTAAAATATGATTCTATAACCGTCCAAGGATCTTCAATGTATGGATTTTGTTCAATTACAAAATCGCCATTTGAGTCATAACCATTAATATTTTGAATATTCATTTTTGTTTGTTTTAGTATATTATTCATCCCTAGGGTTATTTTATATATCAATTTTTTTTTAAATTGATTTAATAGATAATATAATAATTTTATTGTGTAGTATTCCTAAAATTGTTTTTTTATTATATTACATATGTCAACCAAAAAAACTATTCAAATTAATCCAGAATTATTTAAAATGTCTAAAACGAAAAAAAATAAAGAGAAAAAAGAGTTAACGTTAAATCCAATTATTACTCCAAATAATCTTAAAAATAAATTATTAAAAAGAATTAAAGAACATAAAACGCAAGAATTTAAAAGTCATAACAATCCTCAAACTCAAACACAATCACCTGAACCTTCTACTTATACTGATGAATTTTACGGAGCATTAGGTTATTTATCAGATTTATCAAAAAAACAAAAGTCTAATTCTCTAAAACAACGTTTAACAAAAACTTTAAAAAATCACCAACCAAATAATCAAATTACTGCTCAAATTGACACTCAAATTAACGCTCAAAATATATTATTAGAACTTCCACCTGAACTACAAGAAACTAATACAAATAATATATTGAAATTACAAATTAATGATGTTCCTTATGGTTGTTTAAAAAATGGACAAAAAAAAACATATAGAGAATGGAAAGAACTAAGCAATAATAACATTAAAATAGATGTACCTGATATAGTTAGACCACCTACTCCTCCCAAAAAAAATATATCTTCTTCAGAAGAAATGCCAATACAACCTCTTACAAGGGAAGAACATTTAGAACAAATTAAACATAAATTAAAACAAATTCAAAATGAAGAAAATGCAAAAAAGCAAGAAATACTAGAAACAACTTTAGGAGCAACTTTATTTAAAGATTTTAACGAAGATGGCGGAGATATTGATATTAAAGACATTTTAAAAGAAAAAGAACCTGTTAAAACATATTTAAAAAAAACATCAAAAAGAAAATTTACATTAGGTAAATCAGATAAACTAAGACGGGTTTCTGTTCTTATAAAAGATAATCAAACTAGAAAAAATATTATTCATACACAACAAAATTTAAAAAAAACAAGTATAACTGATGTAAGAAAATATTTACGACAACATGGAATGATAAAGGTTGGAACTACATGCCCACAAGATATTTTAAGAAAAGTATTTGAATCCGCCGTTTTAACCGGAGAAATTACTAACACAAATAAAGAAACTTTATTACACAATTTTTTATCCAGTGAACCAGAAGAGTAAATTTTTTTCTTACTTTAAATAAATGAACAAAATGCGAAATGATTTTAATCCAAAATTAAAAAATTTTTTTATTAATCTTCAAAATTATTTGGATACAGAATTATATTTTTATGGATCAGTAAATCGGTCAGATTATGTTCATAATAAAAGTGATATTGATATTGCTATTTTTACAGATAATGAATATAGTATAATGACAAAATTACAACATTATTTACATGTTAAACCTAACACATTTGATAAAATAGTTTGGAAATTAGAAGGCACTATTGTTTATGGTTATAAAATAAAATGTGACAAATATACTAATTCTAAATGTGAAATAGCCATTTATAACAATGATTTTAAACAAATTATATTAAAAGATATGTGCCAATATAATTCAATCCCATTTCATATTGGAATATTATTATTTATTTTAAAAACATTACATTATACATTTCCTATTTTATCTTCCAAAACGTATTCAGCATATAAACGAGTTGTTTTCAATCAAATTATGGTAAATAAAAAAGACACATCCTTTGTTTTATTAAAACAAAATAAAGTTTAAAGACAAACTACCATTATAATATAATGTCTTTAATCAAAGAATATTTAGAATTAACAAAAAAGGCTTCTAACGAATATGGCGAACTAACAATCATTTTAATGCAAAATGGCGCTTTTTTTGAAGTATATGGATTAAAAAATAAAAATAATCATATTTATGGGTGCAAGTTAGAGGATTTTTCTAGAATATGTGATTTAAATATTGTTGACAAAAAAGTTCCTGGAGGTGATATGACCATAAATGAAGATCAAGTCGTTAATGCAGGGTTTAAAACACATTTAATTGAAAAATATATTACAAAATTACAAGATAATGGATATACCATTATTGTTTATGAAGAAGAAGGCGAAGACCCCGTTAAAAAAACTAAAATTAGAAATAAAACGGGCATCTATTCTCCTGGAACATCTTTTGACCAAGACACAGAACAAATTACTAACAATATATGTTGTTTATGGATTGAAACTAGCAAAAGCATATTAAAACATAATGTTAAAAATCAAATTTATATAGGCATCGGATTAATAGATATTTATACAGGCAATACTTACATTAATGAATATAACGATGAATACATTAAAAATCCTTGCACATTTGATGATTTAGAACGATTTATTTCAATATATAATCCTAGTGAAACTATTATCGTATCAAACTTACCAACTAATGATATCAATGATATTATTAATTTTATTAATTTAAAAAGCAAATCTTTACATATTGTTAGCACCTTTCATAAAGATATTTTACCAAATGTTAATATTATTCGAGCCAATAATTGCGAAAAACAAATTTATCAAACTGAATTATTAAACAAATTTTATAAAATTTATGACATAAATTCATTCATGAGCATTTTTTACGATAATGTTTATGCCACACAAGCCTTTTGTTTTTTATTAGATTTTGTTTACCAACATAACCCATATTTAATCCAAAATATTTCAGAACCTGTATTAGAAAATACTAGTCACAAATTAATATTAGCCAATCATTCATTAAAACAATTAAATATTATTGATGATGATAATTATAAAGGCAAATATTCTTCAGTTTCAAAAATGTTAAATGAATGCATTACTTCTATGGGCAAACGCAAATTTACTAATAATTTTTTAAATCCTGTAACAGATAAACATTATTTACAAACAGAATTTAATATCATTGACAAATTATTAGAAGAAACCAATGAATATAACACAATTAAAACTTTGTTAGTTCAAATTAAAGATATTACTAAAATTATGCGACAAATTATTTTACAAAAAGTTACACCTAAGTTATTATATCATTTATATTCTTCGATTATAACATCTAAAATAGTTTATAATTCTGTAATTAGAAATGAACATTTAACTGAATATTTAAAACACAAACTAACTGATTTTGTTAGTTTAATTAATAAAGCAGATGATATCATTCATTATTTTGATACAGTATTCATTATTGATGATTGCAAAGATATTGATAATATTAACAAAATTGAAAAAAGTTTCATTAAAAATGGAGTAGATAATGTATTAGATACTAACATACAAACATTAATGGATTCTCAAGATCAATTGGAAGCGTGTCGGTTTTATTTTAGTTCATTAATATCAACTTATGAATCATCCTTAAAAACCAAAAAGACCATTAAAAAAAAGATCGAAGAAGAACTGGAAGACAATATTAAAGAATATGTTAATATTCATGAAACCGAAAAAAATCATTTTAGTTTATTGGCAACTGACAGAAGATGCAAAATATTGGATGAAGTTATAAAAAATACTAAAAGAGTTACATTAAAATATCGTTCTAGTTTTTCTGGAATGGAAACTCAGTTTACTTTAGAATTAGATTTAGAATATAATAAACAATCTCTATCAAAAAAATCAATATCAAATACTCAAATAAATACTCTTTGTAAAAATGTTGGATTAATTAAAGTTAATTTAATTGATACAGTTTTAAAAGTATATCAAACAATTGTAAAAAAAATTCAAGATTATCACTCTCACATAGATAGTATTAGCAATTTTATTACATATGTTGATATTGTATATTGTAAAGCATTTATTGCTTCAAAGTATAACTATTGTAAACCAGAAATTGTTTCTGAAGGCTCAGACAAATCATTTGTAAAAGCAAAAGATTTAAGACATTGTTTAATTGAAAAAATTCAACAAACTGAATTATATGTCGCAAATGATATTACTCTTGGCAAAAATAATAAAGATGGCATTTTATTATACGGCACAAATGCGGTGGGAAAAACTAGTTTTATTCGCGCATTAGGAATTTCGGTAATTATGGCCCAGGCCGGATTATTTGTTCCTGCTTCATCTTATCAATTTTCTCCTTATAAGTATATTTTTACACGCATATTAGGAAATGATAATATTTTTAAAGGATTATCCACTTTTGCAGTAGAAATGTCAGAATTAAGAACTATTTTACGTCTAGCCAATAAAAATAGCATGGTACTTGGAGATGAATTATGTTCCGGAACAGAGAGCATTAGTGCTGTTAGCATTTTTGTTTCAGGGGTTCAAAAATTAGCATCTGTTTCTTGCTCCTTCATATTTGCTACACATTTACACGAAATTATTAATTATGATGAAATTACTTCCCTACATAATGTAGGATTAAACCACATGAGTGTTATATATAATAAAGAAAATGATTGCTTAGTATATGACCGAAAACTTAAAGATGGCCCTGGAAATAATATGTATGGACTTGAAGTTTGCAAAAGTTTAAATCTACCTCAAGATTTTTTAGATAATGCGCAAAATATTCGAATGAAATATCATCCTGAATTATCTAGCATTTTACAACATAAAAGTTCTCATTATAATGCCAAACATATTGTTGGGGGCATATGTGAAAATTGTAAAATAAATGTTGCAATAGATGTTCATCATTTAATATTTCAAAATGAAGCAGATAAAAATGGTACTATTAATAAAAAAGGATTAACATTTTCAAAAAATGTCAAAGCAAATTTAATGAATTTATGTGAAAAATGTCATAATAGTATACATAAAAGTAATAAAAATTATAAAAGGACAAAAACAACGAATGGAACTATTTTAGAAGAAATTTTATCTGTATAAGTATAATATAATAATATTTTATAATATTATTATATAAATGCCACCAAAATCAAAATTTGTAAAAGCCCCAATTGTAGAAGAACTACCAACAAAAAAAAACAAAACAGCCACAGACATTCCAATAAATGCTGATTCAATTTTTGAACCAAAAAATGAAGCCACAATTATTAAAACAAATTTCAATAATGG